CTTGAAAAGTTAAAGTTCTTTCGAGCGCTCCAAAAGTGTTAACCGGATCGCTGTAGTCGGTCACATAAGCATTTTTAAGAGTAAAGGTTATGCTATCACTATCCGAGTTCGTGAAAACAAGAACCGCATCAGAACTGATTGCACTATCATCCAAAGAAGCATTGTAAAGATTGTCGTCCTCCATTTCTAAAGTGACATTAAACATGGCCTCTCTGACATCATTGATCGCCGGCTCTAAAGTCTTTTTATCGCCAAGAACTTGGCGCCGCTCTAATTTATTATCGATAGAGCACTCAAACGATCTAACTTTGTAGCTTACACTGTTGAATGTCAAATTACCCGCTTCAAAATGAAATACTTGTCGACCTGATCCCAAAGTTGATCCAGCCGCCGCCGCTCTTGCATCTGCATCCTGAGCGATAATTTCGGCGCTCATCATGATCTCTTCACCTGCTGATCCACTGAAGCTCAAAGTTGAAACCATGCAACCTAAGAATTTTTCGCTTGATCCAGTCCCTCTTTGGAGCTGTATAGTTAAACTGGGTAGAGTTGCTGATGGTGTATAAGTATGAGTATAAGGCCCGGATCCAGTCGACGCCGCCGATCCGAGAGCCGCTTTTATCAACATTCCAGATCCTTCATAAAATAGTGGCAACTCCACCGATCCACCAACGACCAAAAAATTATCAAAATGACCCGTGCTAAAAGCCGCCGCGCTCTGAGTTAAAAAAGACTTTCTGGATCTTTCTTGGCTCTCTGCTAGAGTTGCAGAAACGATTCTGTTGGTGACTGTTAAAGCCGCCGCCGCTCCATAACTAGACTCTTCACCTAAATTAATTAATCCTGATCTACCAAATTGTAAAGGCATAATAATCTCCTATTGAGCCACAAGCTCTCTAATCTGTAATAAACATGTAAATGTAATCCCCTCGGCATCTGTGGTTAACATGCCGAGTCGAACTGTAAAATCTTGTTGATCTGTTCCTGCTTTGACTCTTACTCTACACCATCCATTAATCAGGCGCGTTTCTTGGAGAGCAAACATTGAAGCCTGAGATACTTTTGAATTGTTCTTGACATCAACATTGAATCTTTGAGGAAGCTTAAAATCTAGTCTTTGATTATATTCAATTCGTCTTTTAGCCAAAGCCGCTCCCACTGGGAACCAGATATCAACCTCATCAGCCGGATCCTTTTGAAAAACTGAAACAGGAACAGTCCCAATCGGCCTAAACCCAACATCTTTAACTATAAATCCACTTGGACCACCTAGATAAATGTAGCCGTTTAAAATACTTGAAACGGTTATTGAAGTCTGAAGAGAGGAGCTCTGGGCGCTATTATCCCAATAAAGCTGAACGATCCGCATCCGGTTATTAGCGCCAAGATTGATGTTTTCAGCTTGCAATGTTAAAGATCGATTAGGGATGTTAAACCCTGACTTAAATTGATAGTTTAAAATTGACTTTCCATCAGCATCAGTCAAAACTATATCATTGCCATCGGCTCGGATGTTGTCCCAGAAATCATCCCAATCGGCTGGAATTTCGACCTCAAAATCATGCGTGCCACTTGAGGCGCTGCTTGCATCTATTGTCACAGGAATTCGACGATTAAATGATCCATTATACCAGCTCATTATTAAACTCCAAACTGAGTTTGATGAGATACTCTAACCTCAAGTAGCGCGATCCCTGCCTGACTTATACCATATTCTTCACCATCAAGCGCGGTTTGATTGACCAAAACATCTTCAGTTAATCCAGAAAGCCCGAGCGTTCGATCCTGTGTTAAAGCCTTTTGGAGATCAGCTGCTAGATTCAAAGCCCCGGTTATTCTTTTTTCCAATGTAGCACCACCCGCATAAGCTACAATTTGATAGACGGACTCACCAACATATCGTCCGAGTGTTCGACCTTGCTGCTCTATTGTGTCGATATAAATGATTGAAGCCGATGGAATGAGCGGCGCGCCGTTTGGAGCCCCTAAAATAACCCTGCCTGAAGCGGTAAGATTAGCACCAGAAAAACCGCTCGAAAAATCAGAACTCGTTAAGGCTTTGAGTTTATTGATAATCGTAACTTGGATTGAATCAGGCATCAGAAACACCAAAAGCTACAGATAAAAGTGATCTTAATTTATCAGGCAAATTATCTTTTTCTTTTGCGACTGCTCGCCCTAGAAATAACCGGGGCGGCTGGATGTTATCTGTACCAAATTCCTGAAATTTAGCATAACGGACATCAGATCCGCCTGATTGACCGCCAGCTCTCAATATGATTCTAGGGGTAGCCAAAGGAGCATCTATGAGACCATGAATAGACGATCTTAAACGGCCTGTTCTCACTTTTGGAAATGATGTAGCGTTAACTTTAGCAGAGCGCTCCATTTTCAAAGCCGATGCCTCAAGTATTTTTTTCAGGTCGTCAATGAGTCGCTTTGAAGCTTTTTCTTGGACTTTTATAAATTGATCAAAAGATAGTTGAGACATTTCTAAAACCCCTCAATATTTGTTTGACCTCATCCGGCATCGTTCGGGGGCTCAAAGTTATGGTTGAATTGCGCTGTGTGATATTGTTGTTGCCTTGGCTGGTTTTGGCTCGTTGTAAATGACTAGCATAAACACAGATCGCATGTACTAGATCAGCAGGAGGGCCCGATGTAGAGTATCCAGCAGACAAAACAACTTTGATATTCCGAAAACCCCGATCAAATGAGGCCGTTGAATCGGCTTTGAGTATTACCCGCGCGTTATTTTTATCAAGATGATACTGACTACTCTCGATCTCAGTCGAGCTTGGATACTCTAGATCGGGATCTGAGTGGATGGATGTAATTGTATTGATTGGTTTGATTGGAATTTGGAGAACAGTCGGCAACTCAAACAAAGGACCGTCTAAAAATAAACTATATGTAGCTTGATCCAGTGTTAAAGAGGTAGCCCCATCAGACATGGTGAATCCGAGATATTGAGCGATCGCGGATTCAACACGTCCAATGAGGCTATTTAAATCTGTGTCAAGATCTGTGCCCTGGATCTCAGGCAAATACTCTCTAAGAGTTGCTGCGTTAACCAAGGCCATCAGATCACCTAGCTATAATCTCTAGATAGATCGCAAAGGACATTAACAGAGATTTGGGCAGCTGCACCTGATCCAGTTGCAGCAACTCTAAGTTTGATAGCATCACCAGCAGCAAAATCAAGCTCGTCACCATTCGCCAAAGTTAGACTTTCGACAACGCCAACAGCAAATCCACTTGAGTTAGTTGCTCTTGTCGCATATGTGGTGGTTCCGGCTCGGTTTTGAACAGATAAAGTTAAATAATTACTACCATCAGCTCCAACAGCATTAGCACAAAGCCTGACTTCTCTGACGGTCAAACCAACAGGACAGACCAAGAAACAATCATGTGTAACACCGGCCTCAATATCTAGATAGGCATTTAAAATAATAGGCATGTCAATCTCCTAAATTGCAAGATTATAGTGGTAAGCAACATTTTTTGTAGAGTCCGCATCAGGGGATCCAAACGTCCCTCTCATGGTACTAACAATTTGAATAACGCCGCTCTTGATATCTTTTTGGGTCTCAATGGTGATCCGCCGTCTAACATAGTTGTAATAACTCTCACGATTCACGATCAAATAGCCAGTTTTCGTTTTAGTTGCATTATCAAACAATCCATCTGTGTTAAGGTCTGCGCCCATAAACCTGGATAAAATAATAGGCATTCCGGCCAAACTTGCGATCTCACCGCTTAAAACAGTGGCCTGCGGACCATATTTGTCAACGGTTGCAACCTCAGTTAAACCGAGGAAATTAGCCAGAACAGCCTCAGGACTTGCAATGATTATGCGGTTACCCATGGCCTGTTCGCCCATTGCAGAGCTAACAGCCAAGAAGTTTGAGAAATTGAAAGTCGTGTTGAAACCTGTTGATTTCGCAGTATCAAGAGCAGCTGCCCGTAAACCCAAGAAGGTTTTTCTGTGATCTGATGCTGATCCTAGTGAAGGAGTCGTGCCCCATCTTTCGCGAATATTCCAATTTGCTATAGCGTCTTGATGACTAGCAGCTGTATCACCATTGATAATACAATCTTCATAGGCATCCTCAAGATCCTGAGCCACTTGACGGCTCATAGCTGGGATGATTGCAAATGCAGAATCTTCACCAGCTGCGTCGTCAATGTTCATTAAAACGGCCAATCCTTTGGCTCTGATGGTTGATTGTGCTGTTTCGATTGTGCTAGCTGTGTAAGAAGCAAGATCGTCAGTCGCCGCGCCTTTAATATAAGGACGCCCCCCGCGTACCAATTTGGGAACCAGCAAACTCTCACGATCCATTTGCACATCAGCAAAAAGTGATCTTAAACCTCTTGGAATTTCAAAAGATTGATACAATTCAGAAGCAAATTCATCCGGGATCCAATCTCCACCGCTTCCAGCGGAGTCGCTAAAAATTTTCTCGATCGCCGGCTTGAAAAAGCTAGGTGCTTTCATCAAGTGATTGTAGAGCTTCATGTCTGCTT